AGTAGATGGTGTTGATCGTATTGCTTTAAAGATGTTAAGGCTACGTTTACCGTCATCGAACATCCCCGAAAATACAAGATCATTTACTGATTCACTTGGTACAGCAGATTTTATTGTTGAGGGTACTGGTCCATTCGGAATCTTTAACAGAACACGATCTCCCGAGGTTAATGCCTGGTTAGAACAGCATTCCTCATCGATCATAGGATGGTAAATGTCAGTTTCAGTCGTAAGTAATTTTAGATCTAGTTTAAAAACACAATTAGAAGCTAGAGCAGGTTTATCAGGAGTAAAAGTATTTTCATATACTCCTGGAGAGGTTTTAGATAGAGAATTTATTTCACTAGGTAATGCAAATACAACTATTGTCCCATTCACTATGGGTGGTCAATATGAACAGTCATTTACTGTTACTGGTTTAATTTTTGTGAACCAGGTTGGTGCAGGAGATGTAGTTGCAGAATCATGTAATGATCGTGCAGTTGCATTACTTAATGAAATATTTCAACAAATAGTAAGTGATCCTACAGTTAATGGATCCGTTCAGAATGCAGAACTAACTAACTACCGTGAAGAAAATGGAGTTGATGAAAATGGTAGAGTTTGCACTTTTGAATTTGAAATCGAATTTACTAATCAAACTTTATAGGAGAGATTATGGCAAATAATAAACCAGTCAAAAAGATTGTTAATAAAAATTGGGTAGCCGTTTACAGAATAAATATAGATGGTCAAATCTTTTATCCAGGAGACTTAGTTACAGCTAAAGTCCCGGAGTGGATGATTGATCAGAAAAAAGTTATAGAGGATAAATAATGGCAAGTGCAGGTAAAGATACCAAAATAATATTCGGTGGATATGACTTATCTACCTATTTCAGCTCCGTCAGTGCTTCAAGATCAGTTGAGATGGTTGATGTTACAACATTCAACTCTACTTCAGGATTTAAAACTATGATCCCTGCACTAGAGAGTGGATCAGTGTCCTTAGATGGATATTTTGATGCAACAGCTAACGGAGTTGATGAAGAAATTCAAGGAGCTTTAGGTAATACTTCCGTTACTCCCCTTACAATTGCTCAAGCAGGACTAACTCGTGGTAACAAAGTTATCCAACTATCAGCAGATGTAACCGATTATGAAATTGGTTCAGAAGTTGGTGGTGCAGTTAGTGTATCAGCTTCAGCTCAAGGTGGATTTATAGGTAATGGTGTATCTCTAAAGGATCTATCAGCAGAAACTTCAGCTACAGATCATACTTCAGTAGATGGTGGAGCTTCCACTTCGAATGGAGCAACAGCTTATCTACATATTACTGCTTTATCAGGAACTCCAGGAGCAACAATCCTGGTAGAAGATTCAGCAGATAATTCAAGCTTCTCTACTTTAGCTACTTTTACTCTTGATGGTTCATCAGTTGGATCCGAGATTAAAACAGCTACAGGTACAGTAAATAGATATTTGAGAGTATCCAGTTCTTATACAGGATCAGGATTCAGTCTCACTTATGCAGTCGTCATAGTAAGAAAGTTAAAGTAACCAATTATATAGGAGAATAAAATGGCAATAGCAGGTAAAAACAGCTATATTTCGATCGATGGTAATGACATCAGTCAATATGTTGAATCATTATCATTCAGTCAAAATGTTGAAACAGCTCAGGTTCAAGGTTTTGGAGACTCCAACGTAGAATTAATTACAGCTCTAAAGTCAGCTTCTTTATCATTAGATCTATCCTGGAATGCAACTCAGGATGGTTACAGTGATGGGAATATGGACGATGCAGTCGTAGAAATTATATGGGGTCCTGAGGGATCATCTTCAGGTAATGTCAAATATACCGTGAACATGTTTCAAACAGATTATGAGATCAGTTCCGATGTAACAGGTAAAGTTTCAGCATCGATGAGTCTTGCCAGTTCCGGAGCAGTAACTCGAAGTACTTTTGCCTAAAAAATGCCAGTAGATCAAACTGGCATTAAGGTTGAGGGAATAAAAGAACTCGTTAAAGGGTTCAACAAAATGGACAAGGACGTAAAAAATGCCGTTAAAGATGTCCATCAAAGAATCGGTAATCAAGTCGTTAACAGAGTAAGACCTTTAATTATGTCTGAAGCTAAAAGTCCAACAGGACGACTAGCTCAATCTCTTAGATCAGCTCGAGTGCAATCATCTTTGAAAGTTAGATTAGGCCGTCCTAAAACAACTCCTTATGCAGGTCCTTTCGAATATGGAGGAACCGTAAATGGAAGATTATATAAACAATTTAGACCTCAAGGTTATACCTTATGGCCTTATATTGAAAAAAATCTACCTGAGATCAGGAAGAGATACTTAAAAGCTCTTCTTAATAATGTTGCAGGAGGTGTAGCAAAAATGAAAGTTATAAGGTTAGATAAAAAATGAACGAAGATTATCCAATTATAAATATCCAAGGTAAAAAATATGCCTTAGATTATTCAGACATTAATGGTAAAGAGTGGCAAGAGATCAAGAAAATGACTGGTCTTACTCCCCTTAAAGCTATTAATCAATGTGCATCAATGGACTTTGAAGTTATTGGTGCTATTGCCTGGATCATAATTCGAAGAGAACAAGATATTACATTCGAAGAAATTCTTGAAAACTTATCGATCAAATCGTTCCAGGATTTAGAAGAGGACGAAGAAGTCCCAAAAGAATCAGAAAAGAATGGTTAAGCTCCCTACCATCTCTTTGTAAATTCTACGGAATAAAACCCTGGGAGCTAGAGCTTTTCACATTAGGAGAACTTATGGAGTTCTCAAAGCAATTACAAGAATACACGAGGAAAAATGGCTAGTGGTCCACAGAGAGGAGTAGTTGTCTCCTTTATTGCTGATGATTCCAAATTTAAAAAAGGAGTTCAATCAGCTTCAAGACAATCTAAAAAGTTCCAACAGGATGCAGGTGGATTACAAGGTACCTTAAAAAAATTAGGTCCTGTAATGACTCAACTTGCAACTCGAGGACTTCAAGGTATGGCTATTGGTCTTGGTGCAGGTATTCGTGAATTTGCAAACTTCCAAGATGCCTTAACTGAATCAACTGCAATTATGCAGGTTACTGAAGATCAGTTGAGGAAGATGGAAGAAGCTTCAATGGAAGTAGCCAGGACAACAACATTTTCAGCTACTGAATCAGCTAAAGCATTCTTTTATCTTGCTTCTGCCGGTTTAGATGCAGAGCAATCTATAGGAGCTTTACCTCAAGTATCTAAATTTGCTCAGGCCGGTGCATTCGACCTCAGTTATGCAACGGACCTGCTTACAGATGCCCAATCTGCATTAGGTTTAACATCAAAAGATACTGCTGAGAATATTGAAAACATGGCTCGAGTATCTGATGTTTTAGTAAAAGCTAACACATTAGCAAATGCATCAGTTCAACAGTTCTCAGAAGCATTAACAAATAAAGCAGGTGCATCCCTTAAGGTAGCTAATAAATCTATCGAAGAGGGTGTTGCAGTTCTTTCATATTTTGCTGATCAAGGTGTTAAAGGTGCTGAAGCAGGAGAAAAACTTAACGTAGTATTAAGAGATATTCCTCGTGCAGGTGCCAGGAACCCACAGCTCTTCAAAGATATGGGTATCGAGATATTCGGTGCCGATGGAAACTTACGTTCCATGTCAGAAATCGTTGGAGAGTTTACAAGAGTCCTGGGACCAATGGATGACGGTCTTAAAGCTTCTACATTAGAGCAACTTGGTTTAACTAGATCTGTTGGAGATGCCATCAAAATTCTTTTAGGTGGAGAGCAACAGATAAAAAAATACGAAGATGCTTTAAAGAGTGCAGGTGGAACTACTAACGATGTAGCTGAAAAACAACTTCAATCATTAAAGAAGCAAACTACATTAGCTTTTAACGAACTTCGTATAGCAGGTCAGATTATAGGTAAAGAATTTGAACCTGAATTATTAAAAGCTTTAGATCTTGTTAAAAGGTTTGCAGAATTTTTACAAGGAGACTTTTTAACTGGTCTTAAGAATAGTTCAGCTACTTTTGATTCAGTAAATTATGCTCTAGGAATTTATAAAGATTTAACAAAAGAAGCTAAAGACTCAACATACGGATTTAATCAGATGTTGTTAGATTCAAATAATAACTTTTTAAGATTAACTAAGTTAGTTGCAGTTGCTAATTCTATGTTTGGAGAATATGAAAATGTTAGAGGTAATATATTTCAACAAGCTCAAGCACATATAGATTCACAAATAGAATTTAATGATACATTCTTTGAAACTAAAGATGTTTTAATGGCAGGAGCAAAAGCTTTTGAAACTTATGTATCTTCAGGTGTTGAACCTACTATTTATAATGTAAAAGAACTAGCTGAAGCTAATGGTGTTAACTTAGAGTCATTATTAAAACTTTTGAACTCTCAGAATGAAGAAATTAAAACATTAGATAACTTAGATCAGATAATTAAATTAGTTAACGGTGCATTAAACGAACAGAGAATATCTGTAAATCGTGCTTATAGATCAAATCAATTTTTAACAAACACTGTTACTCAATTATCTAATGCTGAAGATCAAGCTATTTCTGATACACAAGCTTTAGCAAAAGCTGAAGAATATTTAGGTAATACAACAGGATGGCTAGACGAAGATTTAATAGCTTTAGGTAAATCACTTAAAGGTACTACTAAAGAAATT